TGTTGATTTTTTAAACCGCAGCAGAATGCCGTCAACTCCAAGTTTATTCCAACAATACATAAACACGTTTGGAAACATGTAAATGGCAATCACAACTTACGCAGAGCTGCAATCTAACATTACGGACTTTCTCAACCGTGATGATTTAGCTTCAGTTACTCCGACATTTATCTCGCTGGCCGAGGCTGACATGCAGCGTCAGGTGCGTCATTGGCGGCAAGAAAAACGCAGCACTGCGGAGCTTGACACGCAGTACAGCGCAATACCTGCTGACTTCCTTGAGGCTATTCGGTTTTACATTACGTCAGGCGAGTCACGCCCTCTTGAATTAATTAGCCAGTTTCAGTTACTTGACCGCAAGTACCAGAGAGCTAATACCAGCGGTGAGCCAGCTTACTATGCGATTACTGCTGGTGAGATTGAAATCTTCCCTGCGCCCGCTGGCACTTACACTGCCGAGCTGTATTACAACGCGCGCATTGAGCCACTGTCTGACAGCAATACATCCAACTGGATGCTGGAGTATTTCCCTGACGCATACTTGTATGGCTCGCTCATACATTCCGCGCCATACCTTAAAGATGATGCGCGTTTGCAAATTTGGGCAGCTTTGTATCAAAGCGCAATTGATGCTATAAATATGTCAGGTGAAAAAGCTAAATTTGGCGGATCAGGCCGTCGCATGAAAATAAGGGCTTACTAAAATGAGTTTTTCAGACACATTCGAGACCACAGTTTTAACTTGGGTCTTTACGAACAGCGCAGCAACCCGCCCGACTGAGTGGCATATTGCACTTTACACTGCATCGCCATCTGATCCCGGCGGCGGAACTGAAGTCACTGGCGGCGGTTATGCGCGTCAGGCTGTTACGTTTACTGTTTCCGGCAACACTGCCTCAAACACTGCTGCGATTGAGTGGCCAGTTGCCACGGCGGGCTATGGCACGGTGACTGACGTTGGCGTGTTTGACGCGGCGTCTGGCGGCAACTTGATTGCTTACGCGGCGTTGACCACAAGCAAAGCGATTGACACGGGTGATGTATTTAGGCTCCCGGCGGGTGATCTTGACGTTACGCTTGACTAATGGCTGAGTATCGTTCTGGCTACGGCAGGGCTACATACGGCTCGTATAATTACGGGCTTGATGGCTTTGTTACTGACGGCGCTGGCACGATTATTGTCACGACAACGACGGCTGCGGCTTCGGTTCGTGTTCGGTTAGACGCATCTATCGTTGTAAGCGTGTCTACAACCTCGTCAGAGGCCGTTAGAGTGCGTGAAGCGTCTGCGTCCAGCACGACATCCACAACGACGACTTCCGCAGCCCAGCGCGTGCGTGAGAGCGATGCCGCTTCTGCTGGCGTTGCAACGGTTACGGCGTCTTGCATCCGTAAGCGAACTGCTTACAGTTTGATTACTGCAACTGCTACCACCAGCGCTGACATAGTTCGCGTTCGGCCAACCTCGGCTGCAACATCTGCTGCGTGCAGCACGTCGGCCAGCGCTGAGGCGATATACATTAGCAGCGCTGACATTGCCTGCGTTCTAACATCTGTAGCAACGTGCAACCGCGTTCAGTCAAGCGGTGCTTTGATTAGCACTCTTTTGAGTACGACGTGCAATGCTGTTAAAAAGTGGGAGCCGATCCCTGACACGCCAGAAGTTTGGACTGGTGTTGATCCGTCAAGCAAAGTGTGGCAAGATGCAGGCAGCACGCCAGAAAGCTGGTCGGCTGTTCCCCCCACATCAACGGACTGGACACCCGCCTTGGCTTCAAGCGAAACTTGGGCTGACGCCGCATAAAGCTGACGCCGTACAGGCTAACGCCGCATAGGAGAATATCATGGCTGATACAACGACCACAGCATATGGCTTAACGAAGCCAGAAATCGGTGCATCTGAGGATACTTGGGGCGAAAAGATCAACACTGATCTTGATACGCTTGACACGGTTGTAAATGCGATTGGCGGCAAGACTGCTGCTGGTACGTTGTCCTACGCAGATAGCGCGAAGCTGGCGACGACTGCCACGGGTGTGGACGTGACCGGGACAGTGACGATGGACGGCGGTTCTACATCTGCCGACTTTACCTTCGGTGACAACGACAAAGCCATATTCGGCGCTGGGTCTGACCTACAGATTTACCATGATGGGGCAAGCGGTCAGAGCATCATCCATGAGGGTGGTCCTAGCGTTTTAAAAATTCGTGCTACTGATTTTCGCATATCTAACGCCGATAACACAGCGGATTACTTGTCTGCCAATAATGGAGCAGAGGTAAGCATTCGGTATAACGGAGCGGTCAAACTCGCCACCACCAGCACAGGCGTAGACATCACGGGTACGGCAGTCACGGACGGTTTAACTGTAGCTGGCAACGTGTCAGTCGATGGCGGCTCGATCAAGCTGGACGGGAATTATCCTGTTGGCTCACAGAACGTGGCGCTGGGTGATAGCGCTCTAAATGATATTACTACCGGAAGTTACAACACGGCTGTTGGGCATTTAAGTCTTGCCAATATAACAACACCTGATGGCAATACTGGGGTTGGTTATTATTCTTTAGTTTCAGCAACGACAGGATCAAGTAATACAGCGGTTGGGAAAGAAGCTATACGCAACACCACCACTGGCTCTTTTAACACCGCACTTGGGTTGAATGCCCTTCGCTCCAACACCACCGCATCTAACAACACCGCTGTGGGGCATCAGGCAGGGTATAGTAGTACGAGCAATGGTGCAGGTACGTTTATTGGAAGTTTTGCTGGATATTCAAGCGTTGCCGCCGATACAACAGCAGTCGGTTCATATACTTTATATGCGGCGAACACAGGCACTGCAAATGCAGCATTCGGTAAACAGGCTTTGTTTGCAAATACATCTGGTGGATTTAATTCAGCCATTGGTTCTTTTTCGCTGCTTTCTAATACAACAGGCAGTTATAACACGGCTTTGGGTAACGGTGCATTAACCCTCAACACCACCGCCAGCAACAACACTGCCGTTGGTTATCAGGCTGCTTATGCAAATACTACTGGGACTGAAAACACGGCATTTGGTCAGCAAGCACTTTACACAAACACAACAGGTAGAGAACTACACGCCGCTGGTCGCAAGGCTTTGTTTGCAAATACAACAGGCAGTTACAACACCGCTTCTGGTGCAACAGCTTTGGCTGCAAACACTACGGGCATAAATAACACCGCACATGGTTATCGTGCTTTGTACTCCAACACTACTGGCAACTTCAGCACGGCTGTTGGTTATCAGTCAGGATATAGTCAAACCACCGCCGGCAATAATACGTCATTTGGTGCTACGAGTCTTCGCGATACCACCACCGGAACCTTCAATACGGCTATTGGACAGTCGGCTCTGATTTTTAATACTACTGGAAGCAGTAACGCCGCGTTTGGGCTTCAAGCACTGTTTTCCAACACCACCGCCAGCTACAACACCGCAATGGGCTATCAGGCTGGTTACAGCAATACTACAGGCACACACCAAGCGCTTGTAGGGTATCAGGCGGGTCGATTGGCAACGGGTAGTGATAACACTGCACTAGGATTTAGGGCTATTGGCTCCACTACCTCTGGTCAGTATAATACGGCAGTGGGTTCTGATGCACTACTCTCCAACACCACCGCATCCAACAACACTGCTGTGGGTTATCAGGCTGGGTATATTAATACTACGGGTTACAACAACACGACTGTTGGGTATCAATCTTTCTACGCAAATACATCAGGCATAAACAATGCTGCATTTGCTAAAGATGCGCTTGCATCAAACACTACAGGGTCAAGCAATACAGCTTTGGGCTATCAGTCCCTTATCTCCAACACCACCGCATCCAGCAACACTGCTGTTGGGTATCAAGCTGGGTATAATAATATTACTGGGCCACGAAACGCCTTTTTTGGTTATCAGGCAGGTCTAGTAAACACTGCTGGTTATAACTGCTTTATCGGAACGTCTGCTGGAATAGCTTCTACTGCCTATGGGAATACTTTTGTTGGCTCTGACTATGGTGGTGGTTCTGGGTCGCTAATTACTTCAGGCACACGAAACACCATCCTTGGTGGTTACAACGGCAACCAAGGCGGCTTGGACATCCGCACCTCAAGCAACAACATCGTGCTGTCGGATGGGGATGGTAATCCTAGGTTAAACTTTAACTCAACTGGTAGGATGTTCTTAAATTGTTCTGCTACTGCTGGATTGTTTGGCTCAACTAGCTTCAGAATATCTCCAATACAATCAGATGGCATGAGCGTATATCCTCTTGGACAAAACTTTTCTGCGTATACTGTTCAAGCGGATAATACAGCAGGCACACGTTATGCAATGTATATTGCTAACAGCGGCGGCGCAGGTGTTGGTACAATTTCGTTTACAAGCACATCAACATCCTACAACACATCTTCAGACCATCGCCTAAAAGAAAATGTGGTTGAACTAACAGGCGCAACAGAACGCCTAAAGCAACTCAACCCGTCACGCTTCAACTTCATTGCAGACGCAGACAAAACAGTCGATGGTTTTCTAGCGCACGAAGTCCAATCAGTCGTCCCAGAAGCAGTTCACGGTACACACAACGAGGTCGATGCAGATGGCAATCCTGTCTACCAAGGCATTGACCAAAGCAAGCTAGTGCCACTCTTGGTCGCTACAATCAAAGAACTAGAGGCACGGATCACTGCCCTAGAAAACGCTTAATCGTAACCAGTCAGAAAAGGATAAAGACATGACTGACACACCAACTGCGGAAGAAATCGCACAACACTACACAGCAATGGGTCACTCAGTTGACCTGCTTAACGCTGGACAACCAGAGGACATGGAAGACGCCGATTGGGCTGACACTGTGTCCCGCAACGTGGAGCATCTGGAACTAATGGTAGCCAAAGACTTCTGGACTACAGAAGATATGACTGCCGTAAACGCTGCAATCGCAGCTAACTCTTAAACTCAAACTCAAAGGAGACCGTTATGAGTAAAAATGAAAAGAACCTCATCACCGTCAATGACATCGAATACAACATCGAAGACATGACTGACGCACAGAAAACTATGTTGAACCACATTAATGATCTGGATCGCAAGCTAGGATCTGCGCAGTTTAACTTGGATCAGCTTAACGTAGGCCGTGATGCTTTTGTTAAGATGTTAGCAAATGCTCTGGAGAACCCAGAAGTAATAGAAGACGCAGAAGTTGTAAACTAACAAAGTGCTCTGTGTCCTTGCATTTATTTCATTTAATCATGCTTGGACACAGAGTGGCAACCAACTGTTTCAGTATTGTTACTACGACTGTGGATTAACTAAGAACGGTACATGGTACGACAGGGTGTACAGAGTGAGTTATAACTACGTATGTCCTGTAGAAGTTAAGTTTAAGTAGAGGCTAGTGTACCTATGGAAAACATTAAACTCCCTATTGCTCTTGTTGCAGCTATGGCTGTCCAGCTTGCAGGTGGTGTATGGTGGGTGTCTCAACAAGCTGCAACAGTTGCAAGCTTAGAAGAGACTGTAAGTCAACTTGGCTCACGTATGGCTATTGAGGACAACATTAATCTTAAGCGTGACGTTGAAGGTAATGGTATAGAAATACAGTACGTATGGAGTGACATAGAAGAGTTATGGGATGAACTTGCCTCTATGACACTAGCTATCAATGAGATCAATAAACTCAAGCAACGTATAGCCGTTATGGAAAGTGAACTACGATACATCAACAGAGATCACAGGGACATAACTGAGTAAGATGATTGATCCTTTTACAGCTATGGCGGCTGCTACTACAGCTTACAATGGTATTAAGAAAGCTGTATCTGTAGGTCGAGAGATCAGTGCTATGACTGGCGCAGTGTCACAGTGGTCTAAGGCTGTTAGCGACCTAGACTTCTTAGAAGACAAAGCTAAGAACCCTCCTATGTACAAGATGTTTAGTGACAACCAGTCTAATGCACTGGAGATATGGTCACAAAAGCAGAAACTCAAAGAGATGAGAGAAGAGCTTAAGGCGCACATCTCTTGGACGTATGGCCCTAGCGCATGGGATGAGATAGTACGTATAGAAGCAAAGCAACGTAAAGAACAACGTGAGCTAGTCTATAAGAAGCAAGAGTTCATAGACAACTGCATTAACTGGGCTGTTGGTATTTCAGTAGCACTAGCAGGTGCAGGAGCTTTAATACTAGGTATGT